CCCATCTGGGCCTGCAGCAGTTTTGATCATCCTAACCTTCACTACTACCCCTCCAGTATGGTGAACGTGCCGTCTCTGGCGTTGCCACCATTTGAGACGACTATCTTCACCCGCTCGAACGCCGCATTTATATAGGCGTAGACATTAAAATTAACCTCGCCAATGGTATAGACGATATTTTCTCCGCTCGTGTCCTGCACTTTTTCGGCCGGGCAAACCGACTTGGGGGCGTCGACGTTGCTCTCTACCCACAGATTTTGCTTGGTATCTTCTGTGGTTATCGTGAAATCAACGCCTGCGTCAAACGGATTAGTAGGATGCTTAGTATAAATGATCTTCAATATGCGACCGTTGAGCGGCTCGGCCGTATAGGCCGTGGCATCGCCTGAGGCATTTGTCTTAACTGCTACGACGTGCTTTTTGACATACATTTCACCTCACCGCCTGCTAAGATTTGGCCAATATCCCGACATTTTCGAGAGCAGTGATAATGGCGTTTAATTTAGTCTCTATATTGCCGAGGTCTGTCACTATCGAAGCCGCATCAGCGAAGGTTACTGAATCCGTCCCCGTCTTCCCAGTATAGTTAGTGGTAATGGCTAAATCAGGGATGTTAGCGGCCTGCGTCCCCGCACCCTTCACCTTCCCGCCATCCGCCACATTAATAGCTCCGGTGGCGCCTATTTCAATCGACCCTCCGCTATTTACGTTTATGCCACTTGGGCTTGTAATTGCGATACTTGCTCCGCTTGCCAATGTAAGCTCACTTTCGTCGCCTATCACGAAATTATATCCATCGTTCATTACAAGCTCCCCGCCGGCCTCTACTGTAATCTTGCCGCCGTCGGCCACTACAAGCTCTTCTCCACCCTGTTTCCTGTATACTTTAGCATTATATTCGACCACTTATCATCCCTCCAGTTTTAATATTGGGGGCCGATTGGCGGCCCCCATCGCCTCGCCTACGCTAACTTGACGCGGGCGAAGGCTTCCTCGAGTACGGGCGCACCGTCTGCCCACATTCTGCCGATGAAACCGACCTGTGAAGTGGCTGCAAACAGCTCGTTCAAACGCTGGATCTCCATGCCGAACAGTTCGGCTATCCAGTAGAACTGGAAGTTGCCCAAGATACCAACGTATTTGCCGGTAGTGAACGTACTTGGAGCGTATTCGGACTCGTTCACGGGCAGGTTTAGGATCGTATCGGGTTGCCCAGCGGCAAGCCCCTGCTGCCACAAGTATCGCCCTTCTCCATCTTTCAGCTTGGAGATCATCTTTATGGCGTCGCGATGGAAAACCCACTGCGCACCATTTCTGTACTGGGCCTTGAGCGCATATTTAACCTCGATGAGGTTGTCGGCACTGATTGCGGTTGTCGTATTCCCTGTGCTAAAGTCCCTGTTGGTGCTTATGCCATTAGCGTTTGCGGTAAACACGCCCAACGGCTCGCCAGTACCACTGCCATTTAAGAAGGCGTTCTCCATTGCGGTGGCGAACTTGTAGGCCAACCTATCGCGCACCAGCGCCTCAACGGGGATTGCGCTCACCCTGAGAAGCTTCATGGACACCTTTATGGACTTAGCCAGCTGCTGCGGCTTAAGCTCGCGCTTGTCGAACTTCATTGCGGTATCCAATATAGCGCTGCCAGTCAGATCCTGCACTTCGGTCGTCCACTTGGCGTCGCTCATGTCGGTATCAAGTACTGGCGCGCCGAGCGAATCAGACGTGGTTACTTGGAACACTCGCGCTATACGCCTCACGAATACGGCGTTGTCCAATGTCTTAATCAGCTCGGCTATGAACTGTTGAGGCGGGACAAGATAGCCGCCCATCGTCCCGCCCGGAGGCGTCTGGGTATCCGCCACCTGCAAGTCGCGCAGCTCCGGCCTAATTGCGCCAGTAACGATGTAGGAACGAAATGCATCCATCACTTTGGCCGACCTGTCGTCTTTCTCCCCAACTGTGGCTTTGATGGGGTTGTTTATGGGCTTATCAAGCTCTCGTTCCTCCTTCTCTTGCTCTTCAAGCCTCTTGGCCCTCTTGGCAAGGGAGTCCATCTCGTCGAACATCTTATCATACTGCACCTGCTCCTCTGCAGTAAAATCCCTATTCTCGGCCTCGGCGCGATCTACAAGCTCCTTGGCCTTCTCCCATATATTCGCCCTTTTCTCTAAAAGCTCCTTTATTTTATCAGCCATCTTTTACATTACCTCCTTCAATTTGTATAATTCAAGCTTTCTTTTTGCGATGATAATCCTTCTCTTCGCGTCCTCTTCCCACGGCGGTGTCCGGTCGAATTGCCTGTAATGCCTCCCCAAATGGGCGCGCACCTTCGCCATGTCGGCCTCCGGTAGGTTAGTTTGTGGCAACCTTGCTGCTGCATTGGCTACCGCTCGCCATACCACTGCGCCATCGCTTGGCCTGTGATGGGGAAGTTTTAGGTCGCCGTACACCTCGGGGGGCATGGTTTTTGCCCATGCGAAGTGCTTTGCGATCCTGCGTTTCTCGGCATCGCTTAAGTCTTCCCAGGCCTCGTCGGTGAAGTCCTCGAGGTTCGGCGCTTCCCAATCCTCGTTTTCGGGTGCAAGTTCGTTTGAAACGTCGCCCGGGTCAACGCCCCTTTTCTCCATGTGCTCTTCAAACACCTCTCTTGCGCTTCTGACTCCGACCGACGTCGAGGGATAGGCCGGGTACGTAACAGGACTGACATCATAAAGGCGTGGTATTTTTACAAGCGTGCGCACTGGCATGTCTCCGGTGTCGTCCCATTCCTCTTTTCCGCCTTCCATTGAGAAGGCGAAGCTTGACTGGTCGATGTCTCCGCGCTTAATGTGCTCCACGAGGTCCCTTCCTGCTGTGGTTTTCATGTTCGGCGTGAACTCATAGCGGAGGCCATGTTCATCCTCCCATACGCGTAAGGTGTTATTCTTCGTCCGAGCTACAATCTGAGACGGATCGTGGTTGAACAAAGCCCTAATATCTGAGCCTTGCAGGGCTTCGCTGAACGCTCCGGGGCGGATCATTTCTTTGAAACCCCAAAGCTCCTCTGATAATTCATTAAACCTGGCAGCGTAGCCGGAAATTATTGGTTCGGCGTCTGTTTCTCGAAGCTCAATCGCGGCGTTTATATATCTACGCTCCATCTTGTTTTTACTCATCCCCATCTTTCACCTCCTTTCTGATTGGTGCCACTGAAGTAATGGCCACCATATTGCCATTTACGAGGTAGGCGTCCCCGCCTTCCTCTGCTGGTATTGGATTCATATTCTCGAGCTCCCTTATGTCATTCGCGCTAAGCCATCCGTCATTCCTGCCCTTGCTGTAGTATTGTGACCTGCTCGCAACGTCACCACGGAGTAGACCATCTATCACAAACTCCACGTAATACTTCTTTTTATCGCTCTCGCGAAGGAGTTGCCGCCTTATTTGCTGTTCCCAATTCACGAGCCTCGGACGTAAACAGTCCTGTACAAACTCGATTGACATGTGCTCGATCGACGCGTAGCTTGGCTTTTCAAGCGATGAAATTTTGTGGAGCGGAACGCCGAAGAACCGGGCCACCTCTTCTGTTTGGTATTTACGCGTTTCTATGAATTGCGCATTGTCATTCTGTATTGTTATCTGGTGCCACTTGAGCCCCTCTTCAAGAAATAGGACCCTATGCGCCTTCCCAAGGCCTTCGTATTTGTCCCTAAACGATTCCTTGAAATTTTTCATGGCCTGCTCTGACAGTCTGCCCGGGATCTCCACGATCCCTGACGCCACTGCGCCGTTCGCGAAGAAAGAGGCGCCATATTGCTCTGCCGCGAGGGCGAGGCCAGCTATTTCTCTGGCAAATTTCAATGGCCTGTATCCATTTATGGCATCATTTGATAGACCGCGAATGTGAAACATCTCCCTCGCTGGTATCACGGTAAGCGCCATATCTGGCAGGCTTACCTCGTAGAATAAGTCTTGACTGGCGTTCCTGAATGGTCTCACAAAGGGCGCAGGTATCGGCCACATTGCCACGACCTCCATTCGACCATTCCTGACTATATAAGCATAGCAATTACCAAACAACTCAAGCTGGGCCTGCATCATTTTCCTGAAGTCGAAGCTGGTCATTTCCTCGTTTGGTTGATACTGGATAATGTCATAAAGCCAATGCTCTCTTGCCCTCCGCCTTCCCCTCGGGTCCACGCGTTCGTAGGTAGGCACCGGCAGCGAAGCTATGGTATTGCTTATGAGATTTATGCATGCATAGACAGCCGAAACCCTGAGCAAGTCCTCTTCGTTGAGGTAAATCCCAGATGCCGTTTCGCCACCTCCGGCAATCCAGCTGTTGAACCATTGTGGTCCACCCGCCAGTGGCGAGGCCCGTTTATTAAAGAATCTTTTTATGCCCTGCCATATCCCCATCTCCTGCCTCCTTATACGGCGAATACGCCCCTGTTTTCATAAGCGCTCTCGACCGGGGCATCCGACTGGAGCATCGCCGATATTGCGATTATCATGGCCACGGCCGGGTCTATCCGTTCTGTCGACTTGTCTTTGGCTGGCTTAATATTGCCTGCTGGGTCCTGGACTACTACTAAGTTGTCCATCGCCCAAGTCAAAACTGGATTATTATCATGGCGCAATTTGCGTCCGATAATCAGCCGCTCAAGCTCTTTGCATGCTGGCGACATCGTCTTGAAGCCCTGGCGCACCTCCATCACCGGCACGCCATCATTCTCAAGGTCTATAGCCCACTTCGTGGCGTTCCATGGATCATATCCTACAACTTGCAGAAGTGGGAAGCGATTCTTAATCTCGTCCCTTATGGTAACGCGTATCCAGTCGTGATCTATAACATTGCCATCTGTGGCCGTTATGTATCCGCTTCTTGCCCACGTGTCGTATGGGACCCTGTCCCTTCTAACTCTTGCGGCAATGTTGTCGCGCGGGACCCAGTTGTAAGAAAGCACGTGTACGATGCCATCCTCGTCTGGTTCAAACACAACGGCACATGAGGATATATCCGTCGTCGTTGAAAGATCGACTCCTGCCCAACACCGCAAGCCTGCCAGCTTTTCATAGTCAACCCTGCCGACACACTCTCTCCATGCCCCCATGTCGATCCATCTGGTCTCCTGATGCACCCACTGATTCAAATAAAGTCTTCTGAATGTATTTTGATAAGCCGGTATTTCCTGCGCCCTTTGGCATTCCTGACGCAAGAAATCAAGTTTTATTGATATTTCAAGGTTTGGATTTGCCTTTCTCCATACGGCCTCATCAGTCCAATCGTCTTCTTGATCGGCCGCGTAGATAAGAGGCAGAAATGTTTTGTCGTCTATAACGCCATCGATTATCTTTTTAGCATATTCGTGAAGCTCCCAGCAAATACTGTTTCGGTCATAACCTGCCGTGGTAATGGCGAGCATAAGTGGCTGGCGCCTTGCGCCCATAGATGTTTGAAGCACGTCCCACAAGTCCCTATCCGGTGCGACGTGTAGTTCGTCATAAATTACTGCGTGGGCATTGAAGCCGTGTTTGCTGTAAGCCTCGGCTGATATGGCCCGATAGAAGCTGTTGGTTTTGTAGCAAACGATCCGCTTCTGGGAATCGATAATTTTACAAAGCGAAGATAAAGCCTTGCTATTGCGTACCATTGTGGCTGCAGCGTTAAAAACTAGCGAGGCTTGCTCCCGATCTGCAGCGGCTGAGTAAATCTCTGCCCCTTGCTCACCATCTGCAAAAAGCATAAACAAAGCTATAGCTGCTGCGAGCTCGGTTTTGCCATTTTTCCTAGGGATCTCAAGATATGCAGTTCGATATTGTCGTGTGCCGTCTTCGTTTGTTGCGCCAAATAACTGGCGAATAAAGTCTTTTTGCCACTCCTGCAGGTTAAATAGACTGCCTGCCCATTCACCCTTAGTGTGGCGTAATTGCGAGATAAAATTTATCGCCCAGTTAGCCTTCTCCTTAGAAAACAAAGGATCACCCCATCTTTGTTATAAGCTGATCCAGGAATTCATCCTCGCCCTTCCCTGATGGGAGCTCTATCCGGCAACGAGAAGCTGGCGAAAGTCCAAATTCGGAACAAAAGGCGCGAATCTGTTTTAGACATTGGTTGGCTATCCCAACCTGTGGAGCCTGTTGAAGATAACGAACCGAGCCATCTTCGTTGAGAATAGGGTATACTGGGCCATGTTCTTTAAGCCATCGTTCAGCCTCGGCCCATTTGGCGTAGCTCTGGCAATAGGCAGCCAGTGCAGTTCGATCAAGCTGAGTTAATAACCCGAGCTTGTTGAGTTGAGGAGCAACGCGCTCCCATTCTTCTTTAGCTTCAGGGAGTAGCCAATCAGGGCAATCTGGGATGGATAGATCGGGTTGTGGCTCGTTTTTAGGATATGGGCGCTTGGAAGGGTTGCCTTCGAGCTTACGTAATGCTGTTGGTTTTTTTGGTCGTCCTGGCCTCACTTCCTACCCCCCTAAATAAATTTTGCGAAAGTTTGCGCGAGACTCCGCGCCGGTTCCTTTATGACCAGGTCCCAAGAAAATGGATACCCCTACCTCGTATTAGCGTGTATCTTCATATGACAACTATGACACAAAGACATTAAATTGTCAAGCATATAGCGGTCACCACCTTCAGACACTGGGACAATGTGGTGCACCTCAGTCGCCACGACAAGTTCTCCGTTCTTCTCGCACACCTCGCACAGCGGTGACTCGCGCAACTTTAGCAATCGCACTGTTTCCCATTTCTTATCATATCCACGTTTATTTGCGCTTGCACGTTGCCTGTCATAATATCTGTCATATTGCTTCTTATTGCAATCTTGCTGCGCTTTTCTAAAAGTGTCCCCAGGCCGTATTGGCATTATAACGCAATTATACTATATTTTCAAAAGAATTAACATGCTGATGGATTCTCCTTACTTGTGTTGTCTGTTCAGCATCTTGAAAAATGCTTCTGCATCCATGATGACAACCGGTTTCTCCCTGCTTCTTTTGACAACCAACAACCAATCCGTGCCGTCGATCGTGTTTGACTTGGCTTGATCAATCCACTGTGGCACATTCCATTTCTCTTGAAATTTGGTCTCAACACTAAATGGAAATTTCGCCAGTGCTTCCCTGTCAAGCCTGACATCAACACCACTCTGGCTCATGGGGCGGGACTCGATGGGCTTATCCTTGCCCCATTCGAGCCCCGTCACTTCGGCTATTTTTTCACATGCCCACTTCTGGAGCGTCCGCCCCTTAGCCTTTGCCGACTGTGGCTTCATCCCTACCGCCTCTCCGCGTGGGAGACAAGTAATCACGGGCCCAGTTGTTGACAGTCCACATGGCGTAAACACCCGTAATAAACAAAACCCCAACGGCCGACAGAACAAGGGCGACTATCGCCTTGACCATGTTAATATTCACCCCCGCGATGGACCAACCCGAGCTTGGCTTCGGCATATGTTGGCTTAGTCGGTAAACCCTCAAGCTCTCTCCACTCGCACCACAGATCGCCAAGAAACATCTTGATCATGTAACGGATGGACATATTATAACGATGCGCCTTGGTGTCGTCTTTGTACTTGGGATGATTCTCAAGTCGCGTGCGATAATCATAGAACGTGTCGCTGTATGGACTTTTGCATTTTAGAAAAGATGGACCAAGGACACCAATCAACTTGGTCTTCAAAAACGGATTGAACGTGATCGACTTCTTGGTGGCGAGGTTGCCATCTCTATCAACATATTCAACGTCGATCAGATGCTCTTTCTTGCGGCTTCTGCCTTGTCCATCGGGCGCCACGTCAAGTCCAGCATATCGCCAAAAGCTCGATACATATCGTGCCTTGCGGGGATCAAGCTCTGAAATAATCACTGCCGCCATAAGTGGCCCACAACCCAATGTATCCCTGAGAAAATACTCCCAGATACGAAACTCCTCGATCATCTTGTTGATCGACCGTATCAGCCTGCTTTCAATTTTCATAAGCTCGATATAACTGTTCACGAACTCGAATTCAACCGATGAGCTTATGATCCCCTCGTGCCTCTTCATATATGCCTCAAGCTTGCGGCTGTTGCCGGCTATAGCATTGGTGATTGATTTGGCCTCTTTAATCAACGATACAAGCAATTGCTTAGCGTCGGTGTCAATGCTATCCTTTTTCTCCGATGGCTTCTTGCCAAGTTTGGCGTAGAAATTGGCCACAA